TTATAATCGTCAGTCCATGTTCCGACCGTAAAGTCCGCATCACCGAGCTCCCGATTGGAACATGGACTGACGATTATAAGCAGTTCTTGGAAAAGTTGATGGAACTCCCAGCGGACAAGGACAAGGACAAGGGAAGCGGAGGAGTCGCATCAGCAGCAACCTCCCCCGTTCTGAAAGAATATACGGATATGTCAACCGACGCGGTTGTGGATATCACGGTGACGTTCCATCCCGCTTACCCTCACACTCCAAAAGACCTTCAAGCGATCATCGACGCAGATACCGGGACCAACAAACTGGAGAAACTGCTCGGGTTATTCACGACGCAAAGTACGACGAACATGAATCTCTTCGACCCGCGCGAGAAATTGCGTAAATACGCGAACATCTACGACATCATTGAGGACTACTACGTGGAACGTCTGGCCCTGTATTCGAAACGCAAGACGGCGTTGTTGGCACAACTCGGGAATGAACTGCGGGTCTTGACGAACCGGGCTCGATATATCCAGGAAGTGCTTGACGACAAATTGGAATTACGTCGTCAGACAAAGGAGGCGATTCACGCAAAGATGACGGAGCACGGTTATGAACACATCGAGGGGGACACCGAGTATAAATACCTGCTGAAGATGCCGATGGATAGCGTCACGGATGAGAATGTCCGGCACCTTCTCGCAGAGCGTGACTCCAAGCACACACAACATCAGCAACTTACAGATACATCGATTCAAGCGTTATGGACCAAGGACTTGGATGAATTGGAAGGTGAGTATAAAAAATGGGCGACGGCGGCAGAGGCGGCATCGGTGGCGATGACGAAAACGACGAGCGCAGCAGCGTCGGCCGGGGGAGGCGCGGCAGCGAGCAAGAAGAAGATGGTCGTGAAGCGTAACCAATAACGATATATCATATACAGTAATAGATAATAATAAAAATAATAAAAATAATAAAAATAAAAATAATAAAAATAAAAATAATAAAAATAAAAATAATAAAAATAAAAATAATAAAAATAAAAACAACACATTTTTTATTATTTTGGAGCCAATATCGAGCAAGACCGCGAACGAGGAGCGAAAGGAGGCGTAGCCGAGTGGAGCCCGAGTGAGCAATGAGCACAGTCGAACTCGGACGAAAGGAGGCGAAGCCGAGTGGAGTCTGAGAGAGAAACTAGAACCAATGCTTCAACTCCAGCGTCTTGTGCTTGTAATCCGAGAAATTCGGCCGTGCCATCGGCGTATACATATTACTCACATCGCGCTTATACTGGATATATCCCTCCGCCTCGCCGTGTATTCTAGGAACACAATATTCAAATACTAATTCATTCAACTCAATAATCTGAGCACGGATTTCGGTCGGGGCGTTGGTCGCATTTTGGAGAAAGATGGTACGCATAATGATACGCAAGGTGTCGCAATCCTGTTCGCCAATAACATATTTTCCGTTGGACCGCTGGTAAACGCCGGCGCGAATACCGTTCTGGATAATCTGCATATTCTCTTTACTGAAAAATGCGTTGGATAGGGGCGTATTTTCCCATATTCCATTTAACGCGTCACGGTAGGTGACACACTGATGGACCGGGTTTTTATCATAAAGCGCGAATTGGTCTTGTGTAGGTGGCGTTACAATATCAAGACGTCCATTTTTGGGTTGACCGATGAAAGTATGTTCTGGAGCTGCGTTATAGTTCATTTCTCGGGGTATTCTTATACTATTCTTATACTATTATTTCTCTAAATACTCCATACCATAGAACACATCACCAATTCTTTTTATATTTATAGTATATAGTCGTATACAAACTAGTGGATAACTTCATGGATTTCATTTCAGGTAGTAAAAATATAGGTTCATCGGCTGGTATCGGAAGTTCCGGGTCTGATGCGGGTTCCGGAAGTGGAGGAGGTGGTGGATTGTTTAGCGGTTTTTCCAATTTATCTCTACAAAAGATGGTTCTGTTATTGGCGATGATTGCCTTTGTTATTTCGGTGGGAACAGTCGCGATTTTGTTATGGAAATCAAAGAGTTCGCAGAAGTGGCCGCCTGAAACCGCGAAATGCCCGGATAGGATGACCTTAAGCAGTGATGGCAAGACGTGTACAGATCCATATGGATTAGGTGCGACCGATTATGTACCACTCTCTGATAATTGTGCGAATTACAATAATTTTAAAACTGGCACGATGTATACTGGTCAAAAATTAGGTGTAAGTGATGTGCCGGATGGATATATCCCGTGGGAAGGTATTTTGGATGGGAAGGCGTCCAGAAGCGCTTCGTTGAAGTGTGCGTAATGTAATGTAATGTAATGTAATGTAATGTAATGTAATGTAATGTAATGGAATGTAATGGAATGTAATGGAATGTAATGGAATGTAATGGAATGTAATGTAATGTAATGTAATGTAATGTAATGTAATGGGTATGTAATTACATTACAGTCAACGAGTCGTGAGCCCCGCGAACGAGTCGCGGACGTCAGGAAGCGGCGAACGGCGAGCACACGAACACTAGAACCGATACGGCGATGATGAAGCACCCGATGCCTGTTGCGCAACAGCGGGAAGAGAGTCAGATGCGGAACCCACACCATAAGTTCCAACCTTCATATTTCCAGTGACGCACATGGAGTAGAACAACCGACTCTGGAAGTACATCAGTGCGTAGACCAAAATCATCAAAAAAGAATAAAATGCGCTCATTATTGTAACCTTCCCCCTAAACAACATAACAAGAGCGGAGATGAATCCTAAACCAGCAATTGCCAAAAATATGAAATTAACAACGGTAAGCCAGTAAAAGAGCAGACAATAATCTTTATCGAGAGGTGCGAAGAAACTTTGAATAGAATCCATTGCTTGAATAATAACTCTTAAGCTGGTTATAATATATAAAAAGAAAAAACATATGTTAAATAACTATCGTCAAGAATAACAATCTAGTCAATGTCCTCCGCCGCATCCACCGCCACGCCCGCATCCGCCGCATCCGCCGCATCCGCCGCATCCGCCGCTAACAATAGCATCAATTATAATACATATCTAGGCCGCGACACCATCTACAATAACATCCGCGACTTCCTCGCATCCTTTCAGAAAAACAAGAGCGACCTCACATTTAAGCGCGGGGTGTATATCTACGGCGCACCCGGTGCGGGAAAAACCGAGTTCATCGTCCGTCTTCTAAAAGAACTAAACTACGACATTATTAAATACGATGCGGGTGATATCCGGAATAAGTCAATCATTGACTCTATTACCCAGCACAATATTTCCGATAAAAATATAATGTCGATATTCCAGCGTAAAATCCAGAAAATCGTTATTGTAATGGACGAGCTCGACGGAATGAATAACGGCGACAAAGGCGGTATTACCTCCCTTATTAAACTGATTCGCCCTAAAAAGACGAAAAAACAGAAACAGGAAGAAATAACGATGAATCCCATTATTTGTATCGGAAATTACCACATCGACAAGAAAATCAAGGAGCTCATGAAGGTCTGTCACGTATATGAGCTGAAAACGCCTACACCCTCGCAAATGTCGACGTTGGTGGATATGACGATGCCGAACCTGGAAGTCGGTCTACGTAAAAGCATCATGACATTTACCCAGGGCAACTTACGCAAACTGAACGCTGTCGCGGAAATGAATAAAACCCAGAACACCATTATCTCGAATAATATCCTCCACGCGATATTTCAGCCGAAGACGTACAACGAGGATATTAAGAAAGTCACGCAAAAACTCTTCAATACTGCGTACCCAATATGCGACCATAATACGCTCATCAACGAGACCGACCGAACCACGATTGGGCTTTTATGGCATGAGAATGTCATCGACGTGCTTGAGAAGATGCCTGTGGCGGTTTCCGTCCCCTTTTATCAACTGTTGCTGGATAATATTTGTATGGCGGATTATTTCGACCGTATCACATTCCAGAACCAAATCTGGTTATTCAACGAGTTGTGTTCTCTCATTAAGACGTTTTACAATCATCATTTATACCACCAATCCTTCCCGAAAAAGGCGCGGTTTAACCCGACGGAGGTGCGATTTACGAAGGTTCTCACCAAATATAGCACGGAATACAATAACCTGCTTTTTATACAGAATTTGTGTATTCAGCTTTCAATGGACCAGAAGGACCTGTTCGCGTTTTTCCTGACACTTCGGAACCAGTATCCGGAGGATGAAATCCCGCGCATCCTTGAAACGTATGATATCTCTAAACTGGACGTGAATCGAATCTACCGTTATTTAGATAAATATATGGCGAAACCGGAACAGTCATCGGCGTCGGCGTCGGCGGGTTCGTCATTGGCGGCGTCATCAGCGTCGGCGTCGGCGTCGGCGTCGGCGGCGGCGGCTGATAATGCCACGAATGACATATTGGATAATACGGATTTACTTGAATAATCCGCCGCCGTGGCCGCGTTTGATATGTATCAAAAAGATATAAGAAATATTTATAAACATATTCAGAATGGGTGCGTCTATTTCACTTGATACAAAATATAAACTTATCCTTGATGTGGAAGTAGAGTGTATTTCGGCACCTGCGCATCCGGCTGCTGCTGCTGCTTCAAAGAAGCGCAAATCTGATAAAACCACACACACCAACGATTCCGGGTCGGGGTCCGGGTCTGGGTCTGGGTCCGAGTCAGAGTCGGGGTCCGAGTCATCCGGATCGGGCTCTGACAGTGAAGAGGAGACCAAGATATTTACAGTAAAGCTGACTCCAGAAATTATCGGTTATATTAGAGCATATGTTCGCGACAACGATTTCCTGGATATCATGGATACAATCACTGAAATTGAACTTAATGAATACGGCCATGGTCCAGAATCAGCACTCGTATTTGATTCACAGACTGTGATTTATAATGCCAATGATAATAAGATAGAGGCGTCTGGTATTTGGGAATATATTGAATCTCCGGTTACCAAGCAGCCCCCCACCGTTTCTAGGAAGAGTAGTCGCAAACACAAATCGAAGGGAGGTAGTCGTAGTCACGGTGACGGCGAGAGTGACGGCAATGACGACGCGAACTCGAACGCGAACGCGAATGGGTTTAAAACCAAAGAGGATGAATTGGCTGTTTCAGAGATTGAAACCATCATTACCGAGAGATTTAAAGAGTATAGCAAGCATCACGATTTTATCATTCATGAGTCGAAAACAAGCATTCTTTCATTGAATATTCATAGCGTTGAAGTCGTCAAGGACTAATAGCAAGAACGACGAATGATACGAATGATACTATTATTATTATTATTATTATGTGGGGTTGTTTCCATATAATAATACTATTACTATGAACAGTTACATCATTACAACTTCAGGCGGGCCGTCAAAGGTTCCGACATCGTCAACGCTTTCGACGCGTTCGAGTTGTCGGCGTAGATCACGATTTTCATCCAATAATTGTTCGTATCGTTCTAACATATTGTCTCTATCAACAACGGTTGCTTCAATTGTACCGTCTGTGCTCGACGTTCCGTGATTTTGCTTCAATGCGTTGATTTGTTCCGTCATCTCGAAAATCTGTTTATCACGAGATGCTACGTCTGACTGTAGATTCTGAATGATTTGGATCACTTGTTCGTTTGTCAATGCGACAGGGTCCTTGCCTGGTTGCTGAATTATGATTTGACCTCCTGCGCCGCCACCACCGCCGGCACGTGCGGCCGCATCCGCCATCATCTTCTCTCGGTCCTTCTCCATTTGACGTGTCTGTGCGATAACATCCGGTTTCATTTCAGGTCGCCCGGGCGCATAATTCTCCAACAGTTTCTCCAATTCGACCATATAAAACCGGCGAAGCTCGTGGTCCTTAATGAAATCCATCACCTTCTTCGGTGAATCACGGACGATATCCGGGTTCGCATTCACGAGGAGTTTGCGTTTATCGAACGTATTATGCTCATGTGAAAAAACGAGAATCACCTTCATCGGGTTCAATTGGACGAAGGGGACCGTATAATCCTTCAAAAACGCACGCTCTTCCGCCAGACACGCGTCGTCATTGTATCGATTGTTCTTCAGGAGCTTGCGTTTAAACGCGAATGTCCCCGCCGTCGCGTGGTTCGGGCCGTATGGTCCAAAACGCTTCATTTGTGCGATATGCTTGAAATAAATATAGATTTCGCTGGAACCCGCACACAGTGCCTCGGGGTGACTGACAAGCATCTCTACCGCGTGAGATACGCGCTGGGGTGGATAATAATCATCGTCGTCCATATATACCAGAATCTCACCACGCGACTTCTCGTGAAGGAGGTTGCGCTTCTTCCCCAACGTCATTTTCGTCTCATACTTGAAATACTTGACGCGAGGATGCGACGCGATCAGGTCTTCCACAGGGTCGGTTCCATCATCGATAATAATCCATTCCATTCGGTCTTGTGGATAATCCTGGTTATTAAAACACGATATCATCGCGTTAATAAAGGGGCGTCGATTAAATGTGGGGGTACATACACTCACGAATGGATACGTTTTGAAATATTCGGGGGTTGACTTTACGGGTGATGCGACTGCGCTGGCCACGCTGGCTTTGTTTTTACCACCCATATTGTATGTGTATGTGTATGTGTATGTGTATGTAAAAAACTACAGATATAGTTTATTACAATATAATCGTTTATGTCGTTTATACGCCGTTTATACGCCGTTTATACGCGCGGATTACGCACCCCAGTTTTTGATTTTATCGATAAACTCCATAATTCCCTTCCAATATGTCGTTAAATATAGCGTCAATAAAACGAGAATAACAATTGCGGCAACATTAATATCCAAGCTTTCGAACGCATAAAACATGAGCACCAAGTTAAAGAAGAAGAATATAATTGGGACATAATGCGAATACAATAATCGATATTCGTCCCAGTGAAGAAATGGATATATACAGAAAGTTCCGATGAATTGGATGATTTGGACGACATACGCAATAATAGGTAAAATTCCAAGAAATCCGAAGCCAGTAAATATCGACCATAATGAACCGCCGATAAACTCTTTACGATTTTCGGTAGAGTTTATAAACATTCCGATTATTGTGGTGAATAATGGACCACCGCCAAACGCAAAAAACGCGAATAATAAAAACACAAACGGCATAAATAAAATCATCAGCGGCGACACGACATCATATAACTCCCTCGGGATACTGTTTGTCAATTGTGTGACGTATTTCAGTATATATAGTAACATCGCGCGGTTAGATGAAAACGAAAAAATAAACGCATTATTAATCCACTGCTTAAAACGTGCCTTGATGAATTCCCAATTCAGGAGATTTACTTTCGTTACACCTTCATCAACACTTTCCTTCACCAGATCTATCTCCTCTTTCGTTAAACAGAACCATTTGAAAATATATGTATCCAACATGAGTGCTATTTTCAGGTATATCTTTTTCGCACTCGAGAGTTTAGGGTCGTCCGCTATCCCGCCGAATTTATCTTCACAATCAGCTTCACATGCGGTATATTCATCTGTATAACAATACGGCCATTCATGCCTCTCTGTTGGGAAGAGTTTCGGCAAATTCAGATTATTCATTCGGATACTCTTTGGGTCGGTATAAAAAAGGATATTCACACAAATCACTGAAATAACAACGGTTTCAATAAAAAGGGTAAGCACGTTTAACCCGAAATCCTTTAAAGCATCAATATCAAATAATGATTTGGGGGCGGCTTTCGGTTTTTTAGGGGCGTCGTCGTCTTTGTCTTTGTCACCTCCGGAAAGCATCCCGCCTACTTTGCTAAATGTGCCTCCGATGCCGCCTGCGTCTTCACCGTCTTCGCCGTCTTCACCGTCTTTTTTTACGTCTTCCTCTTCATCGGCCATTCCGAAGTATTCGAATACTAATATTAGTTATAATACTAACATATAATAATCCGCGCGCGATTAACGGGCATCGCCTTAGCGGGCATCGCCTTAGCGGGCATCGCCTTAGCGGGCATCGCCTCCCAGCGGCCCTTAGCGGGCGTCGCTTCGGTCGCGTGCGCGATTATCGCGCATACATCAATCCGCAATTCCCCGATACAAACGTCAATACATTATACCGCTCTTCTAAAATATGAAAATCGTATGAATAGTGGTAAATATTCACATTCGGTTTATTCATTCCGATGATTTCCTTCGTATTCGGATTACAAATCATTTTCACCTCCGCTGCCGGGTCCAACGGCGGGTATATCGTCGTCAATTCAAGCTCGATTTGGTTAAACTTACTCATATTGATAGCACCGCTAGGTTGTAGGTCATATGGGTCCGAATTCAGGCAGAAATTGTAACAGTATATCCCCGGTTTCGCACACCCACGCGTCCGCGTGTATTTTTCGATGTAATTGTAAACACCTGCGTCCAGTAAATTCTCGCGGTATTTACCATTCAAAGAGATTCCCAACATCTGTAAAATGTCGCGTTCGTTCTCGGACTGGAAGTCGCCCGTGATGTGAAGGCCAGTGAGCCGTTTATCGCCCGGATTGATACCGGGGCCAATCCCGTTCTTCGGCCCGTTTTTATCATAATAATACTGGTCAAACTGAAAGTCGGGGCGGGCTTGCCATGCGGGGGTCTGTAGGTCGCTCGCGGTGGTGACGATTTCCGTGAACGCCACGGGTCGCCAGTCATCATCCGTCGGCGCTGGAACAATATCATACGGCATGTAATTATACGGCCAGTTCGTATAATTGCTCCATTCATTCCGCAGGTTCACATCGCTCCGCTGGAAAAACATCGTCCACGACGACACCATCCCCATCGAGTTCTCTATCTTGATTTTCCGATTTCCAGTGACATCATTGAACGTCCAGTCGTAATACGACTTAAGCAGGTACTTCTGCTGGTTGGCCGCGAAGACTTTAGATTCATCATCCGAGAGAAAGCAGTAGGTCGCCATTAAATGGACGTCCGCATTCCAATCCGTCCGGATACTAGGATATGAATTCAGGCTCAAATCAATACTGGGCGGCGGGTATAAAAACCGCCACATTTGGTGAAGGGGGTTCGTGAAATCGGGTTGAACGACCGGCCAATAATTCGCCGAATCGCCTACATCGCGTATAGTGAAAAGGTCCCTTACTGGGCGCAATGTGACGTCGATTTGAAGCTGGTTATACTGGAGCGAGACGAGGGGGAATGCCATTTTGGAAGACAGCGTGAACCATGAATTAATCGGGATATACAATTTCCGGCCGCGGATGGAGGGTTCGGCACCGGCAATATTGTCCGTGCGATATGCGTTGGGATACTGGTTCAGACGCGCACCTGAACAACCCGGATTGTATAATTCAGGAACATGACCCGTCATCTGGTTATACAAATCGCGCTTGGTCTTATCCATATCGCGTTCCACAATCGCCATCAAGTTATTCCCGGTGAATTTTTGGAGGGTCATACCGCCGACCGAAATCACGATTTCTTTAATCATCTGGGTTCCCAGATTCTCGATCCACCGGAATTCATAAGGTGCCCACATATCGCCCGCGGTCCTGGGAGGGTTTATCGGGCTCCAAATGGTGGGAAGCGTCACGCATACATACGTATCCATCAGTAACTCCGCGTATCGTGGCACATAAAATGTGAATTTCGATTCTTCGGTCATGCGAAGCTTTTTCTGTCCGTCGAAATCAAGTCTAAACTTTTGAAGACCGAAATTCGTATATTTAAGATACGTGCTCTTGAAAAACGATTTTTTGGGGTTGCCGTTTAAGATAACATTTTGATTACCAGTTGCGACCAAGTTTAGTAATCCACCGGTCATTTAGTATTTGTATTATGTCTTTGTATTCTATCTTTGTATTATATCTTTGTAATATATCTTTGTATTCTATCTTTATAATATCTTTGTAATATCTTTATATAAAATATCTACATTATATACAAAATAAAGGGATACATATATCTCGTTTATCTATCGTTCATTTTATTATGTCATTGAGAGAATACAATATTGAAGTTATCTTTGTGTCTATCATTATATTATTCATCGCAGTATGGCAGGTATCAGGATTAATACAATCACACAGTATTTCGCGCAACAATGAAATATATATGATTCGTGAAGGACTCGAGAATGCACACGATACCGCAGTGGCAGCAGCTGTCGCACCGAAAGAGGCAAATGTCCTCGATAAAGCTATGTCTGTTTTGAAAAGTGCTGGAGGACCCTTTTTGGATAGCCTAGGCGTAGGCCAAATAAATTCGCCACTATCCACGGAGGGATTCACCCCAAATACCAGCGAGAATGAAATGACGATACATCAACGTCGTCAGGCCGGAACTGTAATGGATGGTGGGATGGTCGCTGCTACGCCGCCGCCCGCTGCTGCTGCTGCTCCTGCCGCGCCGACACCGACCGTAAGCAGTGTAAAAGAAGGCCTCAACAATCCCGACCAGGATTCCAAAATGATGATAGATAATAAGCTGACGTCTATGAATATGGGAGACAGTCAAAGCCGGTTCAAACTCCGTGATTATTACATAAAATCCGCTTATAATGCTTTCAACCCCGATAAATTCAAAAACTCGACGGTAAGTATGGACGCATGTTTATATGTCATCGCACGCGGTTGCCGGTTCATTGATTTCGAGGTGTTTTCGGTAGATAATGTACCGGTTATCGCGTCGTCATCGGTGAATTCGTTTAATTATAAAGAAACATATAACCATATTCCCGTTTCGGATGCGTTTGAGGTGTTAGGCAGTTATGCGTTTTCAGGTTCGAAATGTCCCAATCCGAACGACCCATTTATCATTCATATGCGTATTATGTCGCGTAATGTCACGATGTATGACAATCTCGCGAAGGTGATCGCACAAAGTAAGACGATGGCACGTAATCTACTGGGGGCAAAATACGGGCGCGAATACCACTCCAAGGATTTAGGGAACGAGGATGTAAGTTCCTTGGCCGGGAAGGTGATTTTGATGGTAGATGGGTCGAATCCGGTATATCGTAGCACCAAATTATTCGAATTGATTAATATGAGTTCCAAGTCGCTATTTCTCTCGAAGTATACATTTTTCGGTGTTAAGAATGTCGGCGATCCGCAAACATTTAAGGATGCAAATAAGAAGAATATGTGTCTCGTTGTTCCGGATAAAATCGGGCGCCCACTCAATGATGGGCACAACGGACCATTTACGTGGGGATGCCAAATTGTGGCGATGTGCTTTCAGGAGGAGGCACGTGATGAGAAATTAAAGGCATACGAGGATAAGTTCGCGTCGGTTGGTTATGGTTTAATATTGAAACCAGAGGATTTGCGGTATGTCCCGATTACGATTGCGCCACCCGCACCACCCAATCCGAAGTCATCCATGGAATCCAGACCCGCGGAAGCGGCAGGTGGGTTCAAATTCACGATATAATCGGGCGTCGGGCGTCGGGCATCGGGCTGCGAAAATATTATCTATCATTATTATAACATAACAGAGTCTGTATATAATAATGCCATCATCACCATCGAATAAAGATAAGGGCAAAACGTATGAAGAAAAAGAATTGGAAATATTGCGTCAAGCAGTCGATGTCGTTGAGAACCGGAAAGGGGTCGAAGTGATGCGCGACCCTGAAGTAAAGAAAATCATCTCGATTGTAGAGAAGTTTATCGCGGATAAAAAACTGGTGTGTTATGGCGGGACGGCCATCAATAATATCTTGCCCGAAGACGCCCAATTTTACAATAAGGATATCGAATTACCGGATTATGATTTTTATTCGGACAAGGCGCTTGACCATGCGAAAGAATTGGCGGATATTTATTATAAGGCGGGATATGAAGATGTCGAGGCCAAATCCGGCGTCCATCACGGGACATATAAAGTCTTCGTGAATTTCACCGGAATCGCCGATATCACCCAAATGGAACCTGACCTGTTCAAGGCGATATCGAAGGACGCGATTATTAAAAGCGGAATACGGTACGCACCACCCGACTTTCTTCGTATGGCGATGTATTTAGAATTATCGCGGCCTGATGGCGATGTATCGCGCTGGGAGAAGGTCCAGAAACGATTAACATTGTTGAATAAACATTACCCCCTTAAGGGCTATCAGTGCGATAAAATACAGTATCAGCGGGGGTTTGATGGTGCGACGGATGAGAATACGGGGGAGATTAGTGCGTCGCGGTCGCGAACACCTTCGCGGACACGGTCACGGTCACAGTCGCGTGACAAATCCAAATCGGCGTCGACGTCCGTAAAAATGGGTGGTGGAATCTTTAACAGTGTAACCTCTATCAAACGAAAGGCAATCTCTCAAATCAAACGTAAGCATCATTCCCTCGCCGCGTATATGAAATATTTGTTCAACACTGTATCCGACCACGAAGAAACTATTGGGGATTATGAATATTCCATTAAAGAAGACAAGGTCACACATCGGTATAACTTAATTGCGAAATATGAGGGATTACTTCAAGATGATGAGTTTGTTATTTATTCGATGTCGGCGAGAGATATTGAAAAAGAACCATCGTCGAAGAGGGGGCGTCGCAGTCATAAAGACGACGAGGAGGACGATGACGATGACGAGGACGAGGACGAGGAGGAGGACGAGGACGAGGACGAGGACGAGGAGGAGGACGAGGACGAGGACGAGGACGAGGACGAGGACGAGGACGAGGAGGAGGACGAGGACGAGAGTGCGTCCAAGTCCCGGTCCAAGTCCCAGTCTAAGTCCCGGTCTAAGTCCCGGTCTAAGTCCCGGTCCAAGTCGTCGTCCGACGCACATTACTCCGTAAGCACATCCAATGTTTCATATTCTACCAACCGAGAGAAAATCCTTCAACAGACCGATATTTATAATATTGTCCGAGGCGTATTCATTAAAAACAAGGCGGTATTTTTCGGCGGGTATGCGAACCTCCTGTATTCACGGTATATGCCAAAGCATCAGCGCCGTATCGTCAATAAAATCCCCGATTTCGATATTCTCTCGGAAGACCCGCGCACATTATGTGAGGAAGTCGTCCGTGAACTTACCGCACATAAACACAAAAATGTCAAATATACGAAACATAAGGGAGTTGGCGAGGTCATCTCCGAGCATTATGATATTCGCGTCGGTGAGGACGTTGTCGCGTTCTTATACAAACCTCTCGCGTGTCACAGTTATAATACAATAAGGATTGCTGGCGATTCACACAAGACGGGTAGCGATACAATCCGTATTGCGACGATAGATACAATGTTGAGTTTTTATTTGGCATTTATTTATGCGGACCGCGTATACTACGATATTAACCGTATTTTATGTATGTCGCAATTCCTGTTTGATGTCCAGCAACATAACCGCCTGAAACAGACCGGGTTATTGAGGCGTTTCAGTATCAATTGTTATGGAAAGCAGCCTACATTGGAATCGATGCGATTTGAAAAGACGAAGAAATATGAAGAATTGAAAGATAAGCGGGATACACGAGAATATGAGGAGTGGTTCTTGCGGTATATTCCGTTGGAACACGCGAAGACTGCGAAAGGGACCGCGAAAGGGACCGCGAAAGGGACTGCGAAAGGGACCGCGAAAGGGACCGCGAAAGGGACCGCGAAAGGGACCGCGAAGACCCGCAAACGTAAGAATACAGATTAGCGGAGTCCCTCGCCCAGCTTGTTGAATATCTTCATAATGACGAAAAACGTGCCAGCGAACATCGCACTAGTGGCGGTGAGCCCAATCATTTTGAAGTTGCCGTCTTCGCCGAATAAAGATGGCAGAAAATGAAGCAGTTGTGCTCGAAATACAGGCATCTGGAAAATAAAATAGAGGATGCCGATAAGTATTGGCATTTGAAGGTCATAATAAATCGCCTCGAGGGTATCCATTTGATTGGACTGTCGCGCATTGGCACGGACGATACTTTCCATAGATGTGTGATCGCGGATATAATCGTGGCTGCCATCGCCGTCCTGAAAATGGACGGTCTTCGGTTGCGGGACATAATTGGGTCTCGCCTGGTCATCGTGAGTAAATGAATTCGGGTTCATTGGGATATCTCTCGTAGGTATCATTGTCATTCCATTTGCGCTGGCACGCTGGACGCCTTGAAGCACCTCGTTCATCACATTCCCTGGTATTTGCTGCTGGTGTTGCTGATTATGAAACGATGGATCGGTGCTTACATTAGGAGAGTAGATGAGCGGCGCACCGCCGCCACCGCCGCCACCGCCGCCGCCACCGCCGTAATTTCCTCCTAAACCTGCGGTTTGACTACTTAAAGGCAGATCATCAATACTGGTTGTGTCGCTCATGATAATAATTAGAATATATTTATGATAATATTGATTTGATAAATATATTACGCACACGCGCTGAACCCGTCTACCCGCCTCTCCCGCTTCATTCCATTCCATTCCATTCCATTCCATTCCATTACATTCCATTTCATTCCATTTCATTACTCTCAACCGGCGCGAGAACCCGAGCGGAGCAGAGCGAGTGGAATGAAGCGGAGCGTAATGAAACGACCGGCGACGCGAGAAAACGACCGGCGACGCGAGAAAACGACCGGCGACGCGAGAAAACGACCGGCGACGCGAGACCTATTTGTGTAACGGTACGTCCCTCTTCGACGCATCACATTTCACTGTTTTAGTCTTATATTGATAACATTTGTCATCCAATTTATACGTATCTTTCTCTAAATCCTTGAGAGGTGGGGCGCGAAAGGCGATACACGACCTGTCTTTACACACCTTGCGAAAAAGAGACGCGATGCCTAAACCCAGTATAATGGATATAATCGTTCGTCCTGTGTCAGTATGGAGCAATCTTTGAAACCCCATTATTGTCTATAGCGTATTGCTTAATGTATTCTAATATATACACTAGATATAAATTACTGGACAGGTATCTTCTTCACAGCTCCCTTCGCCTTGGCGCACGATACCTCCTTTGCGTCAAAGGTGAAACAGTTGTCGGCATGGTCTTTATACTGAAACTTCGCAATATTATCGGGTGTCGGATATACGTAAATAACTTTCGGATTCGGCACCGATATATAGACATAGAATAACCCGACGGAAAGGCTAATCAGGAAAATCGGAAATGAAATATGGTTAAATATATTCAACATTATTGTGTGATGGATCGATGCTATATTATACATCGATAATAATCCGATCGTATGTTTGTCCGTCTATATGTCACCGATCGTCCGATAAGCATATCGTCCTATAGCCCCTCGAACATTTTGGCCTTTTTCGCCGCGAGTTCAGCAGCCTTTCCCTTATACCATGTGGATGCGGGGTCCGGTTGATGAACGGTTGTTCCATATCCTGGTTCTGGTTCTGGTTCTGGTTCTGGGTCGACGACCTCTACCACAACGGACCGGGATGCGGACGCGGCGCGACCCCCAGGCGCACCAGAGACGACAACCGACCCTACCGGTTTCGTAATCACCCGATTATCCGCAATCCAATTCGGCATAATCACCGGCATATATAACTCATGATAGCTATACCTCTTCTGCGATAAGTAAAATTCGCCGTCGTTATACATCTCAACCAACGCACCATTCGGATTCTCGGTTGTCTCTACTTGCGAGTAAACGTATTTCGTTTCACGCATCTTCAAGAACGCAGGCTCGATATCTGTCTGATAAAGCACGAGGATATCGTCGATAATACTCCGGTTTTTCCAGTCCGAGTCCCGGAACTCGACCATAAATGTCTTAATCTGCGTGATTTTCTCGGCGATAACCCGCGTATGTGTATCAGTATCCCGCTGGATATCATCATTGTCCGTGACGCTTAAATAATAGGTGCGGAACTCCGCATACATCTTCAGCTGCTCCTGTAATTTATGCTGGATGGCCTCGAATTGCTCGAGGAGCTCGTCTTCGTTGATGAATCGGAATAAGAGGTCGAGTTTCATGCGGATAATCTCGTCCTTCGTTGTGCGAACCTCTTCCAACGATTCGTTCATCAATGCCTCTAAACTCGCGTATTTGCCGCGTGTGACCTCGATATGAAACCCGCATGGTTGAGAGATATTCCCGCAAATCGCCTTTAATTTGCCGTCGGCTTCCGTGAAAATAGACCCGCCGTCCTGTCTACACACAATACACGCGGGTTTAATAATCGCGAGACGTTTGGCTTTTTGTTGTGCGGACAACGACTGCCAGTTGATGACGGGGTCATTCATTAGTCGTTGCCTGCGTTTCTCGAGTGCGGAATTGTATTTTGCCTTCATCGAATAATACCCGTGGATTGCGTCGTTGATTTTCACGCGGTCTTCCTCAGGGATGAGTTGGTAGGGGTAGATGAGCCCGCGGAACTCGTTGGGGTCGGCTGCACGCTGAATATGCTTTTTAAGTGCGTCTTCTTGCTTGCGCGACATTTCGAGGAGGACTCGGGTTGCCTTTTTCAATGTGTCGCGGGTATCATTGGTCTTTTTCTGGGCGATGATACGGGACGCTGCGCCGCCGCCGCCGCCACCACCGCCCCTTTGATAACTCCGTTCTTGTATCGCTTCATGTAAGTCTTGGTATATCGATGCGGATGCGGACATTGTATCTACTAGATATACTATCTCTAGATATACTATCTCTAGATAGTATTTACTCATACGGCATTATGCGTATTTACGCGTATTTACGCGTATAATAATCCTCTTCCGGTCCTTTCCATGCGGGCAAATTGGTAAGCATTCCCATACCGTTGCCCGCGGGGTGTGTTCGACAATCCATCGGGATGCCCTTACTTTGTGCATAATGTGTCGCATTTACCATCTTTAGTTTCGAGAGAATATATTCTTGTTGTCGACGATTCTTTGCCTCTACTTCTTCGGGTGTAGGTTTGCCTTTATACCGAACATACAGAAATACGCCTAAACACACAAACAATATGAGACCCATCATAAAATTAAACGACCGGGTATAGTGAAAATCTTTGATTTTATGGCACTGTTCGAGAGATTTGCTTAAAAAGTATCGGACACCTGGTTCAGTGAGGGAGGGCGCAGGCGCATTGTGGTCCATATCGATTCGCCGATTCGCTTGTTCGCTTAGTATACACTAAAAAAGAAAGAATACACGTTTAACGAATACCGATAATTCCTGGCAATCACCGGTAAATCCTGTAAATACCGGTGATTACCGGTATATAATAATCGCCGTATATTGTAATTAGCTGCCGACAACGACGACGACGACGACGACGACGACGACGACATGGCCGAATTAAGTTCAACTGTAGCTATCGGTTTCTTTTTGGTGGTATTCGCTGCTTACTGTTATTATAAATTCACGAAAAACAATATTTTAAGTGCGGGGATAACATTCGTATTCTTCCTCGTCTTATTAATCGGCGAATATTTCATTAATCTCGCAATGTCAAAAGATGTATGCGGGTTCGACCAAAGTAAAACCGCATTATGGGCAACTGTCTTGCCGTGGTTTCTCGTATTAGGGGCCTTAAAGGCGGCGCTTGTCGTGTTCCCCGGTTGGTTGTCCCCCTTCAGCAATACATTCGGCTATATTTTCGTATACGCAGTTACCGATTTGAAGGACGTATTTAACAATATTCTCACTCCGCAGTTTGATTTAGCACCAAAGCCATCGGCAGGCAGTAAACAGACCGGCGGCGACGGCGGCGGCGACGGCGGCGACGAAAACAGCACAGATATCCCCAAGGATGATGTCGCCAATAAACGCGATATCGGGCGTGCTTTAGAACAAATTTATACCGACCAGTCTATCTTACTCAACGAGCTCCATTTAGATAATCTTGACCGGTTCTGGGACAGTTTTAAAGAGTCGCGACTTTTGCGTGCATCGGCTCAAGTAGAGGACTTGGATAAAATCCGGAAATTCTTACGGTTGAAAGACATCATCGGTGAGTTCGTGTGGCTGGTGCTATGCGGGCTTTTAGTGGTTTCGATTAGTTATAATTATATACTGAATATTGGTTGTTCTTTTACACCCGAACAACAGAAGATACGCGCACAGATTTTGAAAGAGAAGCAGGCCGCAGCGGATGCGGAGGCGGAGAAGAATAAGAATAAGGTGATGACCATCACCAGTTAGTTCAAACTACGTTCGTTTCATGTCGCGATGCTCCATTCCACTCGCTTCGTTTTCACCCTGGCTCGCGTCGCTTTGCTCTTTGCGTCTGTGACTCCAATCGCTCCGCTTCCGCTCGTATCTCTCGCTTTGTTCAAACTGCGTTCGTTTCATGTCGCGATGCTCCATTCCACTCGCTTCGTTTTCACCCTGGCTCGCGTCGCTTTGCTCTTTGCGTCTGCGACTCCAATCGCTCCGCTTCCGCTCGTATCTCTCGCGATATCGGAAGGGACTTATGAAAATGTAATAAAATCGCGAACCGGCCACGAGCGGA